TTATTGAAAATCATTATAGTTGGGCTACCCGGCAAGAATTTTTACTTCCCCGAATGCAAAAATACAAAATAATTGCAATTCCAATTGATTAAAACCACGGCAATTGCCTGGATTATGAACCTAAATGAGGTGCTAAATGACCGAAGAATCTTGTTACGATAAAATTCCTATTCAACTTGAAAATGAACTACGCTGCGGTTGCCAATGCCATTCAGACATTATCGCAAAATATAACGATGATACTGTAGAAATTAAGTGTAAGCACGGGAAGACTACTAGACTGAAAGTGATTGATGGGGAGTTGAAGGAGGATAAACGTGGATAATAGTGTTTCTACTCCGTTTGATAAAATCCCAAGAGATATAATCAAAGCAATGAAAAACATGATTGATAAAACTGAAAATTATATGCACGATACCGAAGGTTATGTCTTTTACGTTTCGCCAAAAGGAGATTTGGCTGAATTAAAAGGGGTCATGGGTTACAGAGTTTTAAAAGATTATTATTTACCACCTAATACAGTTTATTTTACAAAAGAAATTATAAATAATTAAATATTACTAGAGCCCGTGAGGCCGTTCATTCCTTAACCGGAGTGGGCGGCCTTTTTATTTTGTCCAAATTTAAATAACCAGGAGGTTTACATGTTACGAAATTTCAATATTCAAAGCACTTTGAAGGGAGGTGAAACGAATGTTTACTAAGTTTCCGAAACTATTTAGTCCCGATGATGGCGGTTCTTTACTTGGAGGCGGTGGAGAGGGCGAAGGGTCTTTATTAGGGTCAAACATAACCACAGAAGAAGCAACCAAAGAAACTACTGTTGAAACTAAAACCGAAGAAGTTGTCAATCCTCAGTCTTCGAGTCCAGAAAACGCTCTCGAAAAAGAAGCCGAGAAACAAGAACCGGAAAAAGAAAAGGCGAAAGAACCTGACAAAAAGGAACCTGAGAAAAAAGAAGAAGAGAAACCGGCTCCAAAAGCACCCGAAAAGTATGATTTTAAAATGCCTGAAGGTGTCACGGTTAATGATTCCGCTATGGAAAAAGCTACTGCCAAATTCAAAGAGCTAGATTTAACTCAGGAACAAGCTCAGTCTTTGGTTGATATTCAAACGGAACTGGTCAAAGAACAGGCCAAAGAATATCAAAATTTGTTTGAAAAGACCAAAAATGATTGGAAGAAGCAAGCCATTAAAGAGCTTGGCGCTAACTACAAAGAAGAATTGGCCTATGGTGCTAAATTTCGCGATCAGTTTTTAAGTCCTGAAACAGTCGCGTTTTTAGATGAGAATGGTTTGCTTAGCCACCCGGCAATCGTCAAAGACTTTATCAAAGCTGGTAAAATGTTGGCTGAAGATAAGCTTGAAGCGGAGGGGAAAAAGGGTAGTGAACAAAGTCTAGGTTCGATTTTTTACCCGGATATGCAAAAGAAATAAAACTTAAGTTTAGTTTTGGCAGCCCTAAGAGGCTGCTTTTTTATTACAAAAAAGAGGTGAATAAAAATGGCTGAATTAACTGGCTGTAAAACTTTGATTGATTTTGCTAAAGAAACAAACGACAAAAAAACAATGAAAATTGTTGAAATGCTGGCGAAAACCAATGAAATCATCAGCGATCTTTTACTTGTTTCGGCCAACAGCGGAGATGTACATAAAACTACTCAAAGGGTAGCTTTACCGACAGTCTCTTCGCGGCGTATTAATCGCGGTACTGTTCCCAGCAATGCAACTAACAAACAGATTACAGCAACTTGTGAAATCATGGAGTCTTTAGGGCAACTTGATGAGGAATTTTTGAACAGGTTCGCCGATCCAGCCGGTGCCCGCATTACCGAGAACTCGGCACACATGGAAGCAATGAACCAAGAAATGGCCACCCGGCTATTTTATGGTGATTCCGAGGCAAACCCCGATCAATTTACCGGGTTATCAAAGTATTATTCCAGCACCACTGGGGAAACAGGAGATAACATCATTCTTGGCGGCAGCGCAAGCGGCCAAACCGACAATACTTCATTATGGCTAATCGTTTGGGATGAGCTCACTTGCCATGGGTTTTTTCCAATGAACTCCAATGCTGGTATTTACCACGAGGATAAAGGCAAAGAACGTGTGTCGGATGGCCGCGATCCCCAAGGCTTTTACTATGCTTGGGTTGATCAATTCAAATGGCGTTTAGGTTTAGCGCTTCGTGATTATCGGTATGTAGTCCGTATTCCTAACATCGATGTTTCATTGCTCGATACTGCCGGGGATACATCCGACACTTCCGCTAATTTAATGAAACTGATGATCAAAGCAATGAATACCGTTCCCAGCTTGCAAACTGGCAGAGCCGCATTTTATTGCAATAAGACCGTAAAGACCGCTTTTGATATTAAAGCATTGGACAAGGTGTCAGGCGGATCGTTAACCACCAAAGAAATTGCTGATGGTAAGTTCGTTACATCGTTCTTAGGCGTTCCGATTCGTAGATGTGACAACATCCTGAATACCGAAAGCCGTATTTCTTAATGAAAGGCTCCGCTAATCCGGGGCCTTTTAGCATTTAAAAAACAAAAAGAGGTGAAACCAATGATTAGAGATCAAAAGAATATTATGTGCGAAGGCCAAGCTATTTCTTCCGCCGATGCTGCTTCTACAAATTATATTAATCAAGGCGCCGCGGGTGATGCTTACGAATCGCTTTGGTTTGTAGTACGCAGTACTGTTGCAGGAACTGGAGCAGGAACGATTGTGTTCAAACTTCAAACTGCAACTGATTCTGCTTTTACTACTCCAATTGATTTGTACACTAGCGCCAGTTTTGTAGGGACCGCATTAACCGCCAATAGTTTTGTGTTTAAAACTCGTGTTCCGGTTGGTGTTAAGCAGTATTTGCGGACGTACTTCGATGTTACCGGAACTATCACCGGAACTTTTGACGCATTCTTGGTAGCGGATGTGAATATCTGATGGCAAAGTACATTGTAGAACGTGACTGCTATGGATTTCAAGGTAGGTATTGGCGCAAAGGTGAAGCGGTAGAGTTATCAGAGAGCGAAATACCTAATCACCATTTTAAACGGCTTGATAAGCCAACAGAACAAACTATAGAGGCAACTGGTTTAACGGAAAAGACGGTAGCAGAGTTAAAGGCTTTGGCCGACGAAAAAGGCATTGAATACTCGCCTATTATTAAAAAGGCGGATCTAATTGAGTTAATCGAAAAGGGGAGCGGCGAATAACCGCTTCCTTTATTATCCAAAGTGGTGTATAATATAGGCGTGGCTATGGTTTGGCAGCGCACCAAATTGAAAAGGAGTTTCCTGACTCCCTGCCATAAATAAAAAAAACAGGATACTGCAGGAGGTATAAAATGAAAGAAATTAGATTAGAATTAACAAAACCAGAAATTCTCAAATTAATTGATCAAATGGATGATTTTAAAAAGGTTGTTTTATTACAAGATTCTAGCAACAAGATAACTCATAGAATAATGGGTTCTAAAAATTGTACTGTTGATCTTGAAATGTTTGAAATTAAAATAGAAAATATTGCTAATAAATACGGGATGGCTAAAATATGCCCCTGCGGAACATTATATATTAATGCAGATTTACAGGTGGTAAAATAATGGATACTTCCAATTTTAAAGATATTTTAGGATATGATTTTCATTTTGAAATCATAGACCCAGAGTTGAAGGATAACCTAGAAGTTAAGGAATGGCTTGATGAATCGGAACAAATAATAAAAACAGAATTGATAAAGGAAAACGAAGAAACCATAAAGCAGTTTCTTAATTCTAAATTTTGCTCTGAAGAAATGAAAAAACTTTTAGCCGCCAACTAAGGCGGTTTTTTAATATCTAAAACTAAGCATCCCCATGGGGTGCTTTTTTATTTGGAGGAATACCTATGAACTACAGCACAACGGATATTTGCAATATGGCTTTATCTCGAATTGGTACAAAAACGATTAGTTCTATTGATGATACTAGCAGTGTCGAAGCTAAGCGCTGTTCATTAGAATTTGACCCGGCGAAAGAAGCCGTGTTGCGTGAATTTTCTTGGAACTTTGCAACTTGGATAGAACTTCTGGCCGAGGTATCTGATATTACGATACCTGGTTGGGATTATATATATGTTTACCCAGAGAACTGCTTGTCAATACGAAAGATTTATACAGAAGATGAAGTTGGCAGAACTCAAAGGCCGTATCGTGTTATCGGGTCAAATACCGATAGCAGCACTTATATATTGTTTAGTCAAGAAGATGCTTATATCGAATATACCACTAACATAGCTGATGCAACTCGTTTTGACGCCTCGTTTGTAGACGCGTTAGCATGGAAATTAGCGGCGGCTTTAGCACCATCACTAAGAACCGGCAGTGATGTCAGTAAGTTATTACAAATGTATCAATACACACTTGCCAAGGCGCAAACCAATAGCGCTATGGAAGAAAACAAAAGCAAGCCGAGTCTTTGTAAATATATCGACGGGAGGTAAGAATGATGCCTACTACGGTAATACAAAACAGTTTTGCCGGGGGCGAAGTTTCTCCCGCCTTATATGCTCGTTCTGATATGGATAGATATTCAATTAGTTGCAGAACGTTACGCAATTGGCTTGTTAAATCTCAGGGACCTGCTAAAACAAGACCCGGAATTGAGTTTATCAATGCGGCGAAAAGCAATGTTACTACGTGCCGTTTAATTCAATTTAAATTCAATTTGGAGCAGGTTTATACTATAGAATTTGGTAATTATTATTGCCGATTTTATAAAAATGGTGGGTTAATAGAACACACCACAAGCACTACAAGTGCGTGGGCTACTTCAACGGCGTATGTCCCATATGATTACGTATACGATGGGACGTTAATATATCGTTGTATTTCGGCTCATACTTCGAGCTCTGCTACAGAGCCGGGAACCGGAGCAAATTGGGCGACGTATTGGGTGCAAAATGCAATTTATGAAATTGCATCTCCTTATTTAGCAACAGATTTAAAATACATTAACGTCGTTCAATCGAACGACGTTTTATTTATTGCCTGCAAAGGATATCGTCCCAAAGAATTAACTCGTACAGCCCATACTAGTTGGGCATTTTCTAATTACAGTTTTTCATATGGTCCGTATATGAATTATAACAGTACTACCACTACTATTACGCCAAGCGCAACAACAGGAACCATTACGCTAACTGCTTCATCTGCAATTTTTAATTCTGGTCATGTTGGCTCATGGTGGATGGTGGGAGCGGCTTTAGATTCCGATAGCAATGATATTTATACATACGGTTGCGTCAAAATTACGGCTTACACTTCGTCAACGGTAGTTACAGCAAAAGTTTATGATACATTAGCCGCAACAACTGCGACTAGTACTTGGGCAGAGGGTTCTTGGTCGGATTATCGTGGTTGGCCTTCGTGCGTAATATTTTTTCAAGACCGTTTAATATGGGGATGCTCAGATTCTGAACCTCAAACGTGGTGGGCTTCGAACACTGGAGATTATGTAAACTTTGTTACTTATTCGCCGCTGCAGGACACTGATAGTATTACAAGCAATTTTCTTTCGCGGGAATTAAATGATATTCGGTATGCAATGGCAATAGACGAGATAATATTTTTGACAGGGGCTTCCGAATGGATAGTCGGCCCCGCTTCAAGTGGTGGTTCTTTTACTCCTTCTACAGCACATCAAATGTGCCAAGGATATCGTGGGACGACATATGTTAACCCTGTTATTGTCGGGAATAGGATTATCTATGTTCAGCCTAAGGGCACAATTGTGAGAGATTTAGGTTATTCTTATGATGTTGATGGATATACCGGTGATGATTTAACACTATTTTCAAGACACCTTTTTGAAGGCCACAAAATAACTAAGATGGCATACCAACAGGAACCGGATTCTATAGTTTGGATGGTAAGGGATGACGGAATTCTTTTATCAATGACCTATCTTAGAGAACAAAAAATGTTAGCTTGGGCCAGACACGATACTGATGGAACATTCGAAGATGTGTGTTGCATTTCGTCGGATGATGAAGATGAAATTTGGTTTGTTATTAAACGTGATAGCAAACGGTATATTGAGCGGTTGACTACCGGTATTACTCCTGATGATGTACAGGATTGCTTTTGCGTTGACTGTGGACTTAAATATGATAAGCCACTTACAATTGAGAAAATATCTTTAGCTAATCCTATAGCGATTACTATTACTGGGCATGGATTATCCAATGGCGATTTAATTGATATTTCCGATATCACATGGGAAAGCGATTGGGATGATTACGGTAATGAAACCCAACCAGATCAATTAAATACTTGGCGTTATAGGGTAGCCAATGCTACGACCAATACTTTTACTTTGCAGGATGAAGATGGTAACGATATTGGCGGGACAAGTTTTAATGCTTATGTGTCAGGGGGGTATGTTCGAAAAACAGTGACTACTATTTCAGGGCTGGATCATCTTGAAGGCAAAACGGTTGCGGTATTAGCAAATGGATTTGTAGTAGACGATCTGGTTGTTTCAAGAGGACAAATAACGCTTGAAAATGCAGCATCAAGAGTAACCGTTGGCCTTCCATATATTTGTGATTTAGAAACAATGGACACGGTATTCCAAACGCAAACCGGGGCAATGCAAAATAAAAAAGTAAAGATTGTTGAAGTTACGTTTAGCTTTGATAAATCCCGAGG